AGGAAATAAGAAGTAATTTATTACATTTAATATTAACAAGAAAAGGTTCTAGATATTATTTACCTGACTTTGGAACAAGAATATATGAGTTTATATTTGAACCGTTGGACGGAGAAACGTTTGACAGTATTAGAACGGACATTGAAGAACAAGTTGCAAAATACATACCAAATTTAACAATTAATAGTATTTCTATTGAACCATATCTTGAAAGTGACGAAGCACCTGGGGATTTAAATTATGAATTACTTGGACAAGCAAGTGTGTTTAGAATTCCTGGTCAAAATACTGGTGAGTACACCGCTAAACTAAAAATTGACTACACAGACGAAGCAAAGGCATTTGGAAGTAGGGAATTTATTATAATTAACATCTAAAATGGCAAATAATAAAATAAATTATACTGAAAGAGATTTTGAAGGCCTAAGACAGGACTTGATTAACTATACTAAACAGTATTACCCAGAACTAATACAAAACTTTAATGACGCTTCAGTTTATTCTGTTTTAATGGATTTAAACGCGGCGGTTGCGGATAATTTACATTTTCATATTGATAGAAGTATTCAAGAAACTGTTTTACAATATGCACAACAAAGGTCTTCTATATATAACATTGCAAGAACGTATGGTTTAAAAATACCAGGTTATAGACCATCAGTTGCTATTGTTGATATATCTATAACTGTTCCACCACTTGGAGACTCTGAAGATGTAAGATATTTAGGAATTTTAAGGTCAGGGGCTCAATTCAATGGAGGAGGAACATCATTTGAGACTGTATATGATATAGACTTCTCAACACAATATAACCAAGAAGGGTTTGTAAATAGAACAAAAATACCAACATTTGACGCAAATAATAAAATAGTAAACTATGTTATTACAAAAAGAGAAGTTGTTGTAAATGGTTTTACAAAGGTCTTTAAAAAAGTGATAAACCCTGTAGATGCGGTCCCATTCTTTAATACTTTTTTACCTGAAAGAAACGTATTAGGTGTTACGGGTATCATACAAAAAGACGGAACATCTTACCCTGGTACACCAACATTCCAAGATTTTTTAACCGCAACTAACAATAAATGGTATGAAGTTGATGCTTTGGCGGAAGACACTATATTTGTAGAAGATCCAACAAAACCAACTGATAGTAGTGGGGTTAAAGTTGGTAAATATATTAAAACAGATCAAAGATTTATTACTGAATATACCCCTGAAGGGTTTATGAAAGTTCAGTTTGGTGGAGGAACAACAACACCAAATGAACAATTAAAAAGTTTTACAAATACAGGTATTCCTTTAGATATAAATAAATATCAAAATAATATTGGTTTAGGTTTGACCGTTAGACCAAACACGACTTTATTTATCCAATATAGGGTTGGTGGTGGCTTGGCCACAAATGTTGGTGTCGGAGTTATTAATCAAGTTGGTACTATAGATTTTTCAGTGACAGGACCATCAGATTCAATAAATAGAAATGTTCAACAATCTTTATCGTGTAATAATGTTACTGCGGCTATTGGCGGGGCAAATCCACCTTCAACAGAAGAGGTTAGACAAATGGTTTCGTTTAACTTTTCAGCACAAAAAAGAGCAGTAACCATTAATGATTATAAATCATTAATTGATACGATGCCAGGTAATTTCGGAGCACCTGCAAAAGTGTCAATTACAGAAAAAAACAATAAAATTAACGTTCAAATTTTATCTTACGACACTTCAGGTAAATTAACACAAGTGGTATCAAATAATTTAAAATCTAATTTGGCCACATATCTTTCTAAATATAGAATGATAAATGATTATATTGCGGTTGATGTTGCTAAAGTAATAGATTTAGAGTTTGAACTTTTTGTGGTATTAGAATCAACACAAAATCAAGGACAAGTAATTACTGAAATTATTGATCAAGTATCTAACTATATGGACCCTAAAAATAAAGAATTAGGACAAAACGTTAATGTGTCTGATGTTAGAAGATTGGTTCAAAATACTGCCGGAGTTATATCATTAACAGAAATAAAAGTATTTAATAAAGTCGGGGGACAATATTCGTCATCACAAACATCACAAAGATATATTGATACCGAAACAAGACAAATAGAATTAATAGATGATACTATTTTTGCAGAACCCGACCAAATTTATCAAATCCGTTATAATAATAAAGACATAAAGGTTAGGGTTAAAAATCTAAAGTCGGTTGACTTTTCTTAGGATTATTTATTTTAACCTTATCTCACTTATCTTTAAAAATAGATACATAACTATTTATTTTTAAAAGAAAAGATGACCAAAAGTTACAGGTTAAAAACACAGGTAGGTGCCGACAAAAATATAAGAATCAATATTAATCAAGACTTTGATTTTTTAGAAATACTATCTTTAAAATTAAGGCAAAGTGATGTCTACACAAGATTTTGTGCAGACTACGGTGTTGTTGCTGGTAGAGTCATTGTAAACGGTGGGTATGGTATTCCTAACGCAACCGTGTCAGTATTTATCCCATTAGATCAAATAGATGAAAACGACCCTGTAATATCAAGTCTATACCCATATAAAACACCAACAGGTAAAAACGAAGATGGTTATAGATATAATTTACTACCTTATAAAAAAAGTTATGGCGGACATACACCAACAGGTACATTTCCCGATAAAGAAGATGTTTTAACAAGAATAGAGGTATTAGAAGTTTACGAAAAATATTATAAGTATACAACAACAACTAATGATAGTGGTGATTTTATGATTGTGGGAGTACCATTAGGTATACAAACAATTGTGATGGATTTAGACCTATCGGATATGGGGTGTTTTTCATTAAGACCAAAAGATTTGGTAAGAACAGGTTTAGGGGTTCCTGAACAGTTTGATGGTGAAAATTTTAAATCATCTGAAGATTTAGCCTCCCTACCACAAATTGTAAATTTTGTTAGAAATATTGATGTTACACCTTTTTGGGGTGAAAATGATTTATGTAATATTGGAATTACAAGAACCGATTTTGATTTAAGAGATTTGGGTATTGAAATAAAACCACAAGCAGTTTTTATGGGATCAATTTTTTCAACATCTAATGAAGATTTTTTAAGGTCTAATTGTAAACCTAAAAAAAATGTAGGTAATTTATGTGATTTAGAAACAGGTCCCGGTAAAATACTATCTATAAGACAAACAATAGATTACGATAGTAGTGGGCAACCAATATTGGAACAACACAATTTACCAAATGGTGGTAAGGTTATTGACAACGATGGTACATGGTTGGTAGAATTACCAATGAATATAGACTACGTTACAACAAATGAGTTTGGAGATCAAGTTATATCAAATGACCCATCTGTAGGAATACCAACAAAAGGTAGATATAGATTTAGGGTTCAGTATCAAAACGAAGATGTTGAAAACAACACAATTCAAAGAGCCGATTATTTAGTTCCTAATATTAGAGAATACGGTTGGACCGATACAGGTAAATATGATGATAGTAATTTTGACTACTCATTACAATTAAAATCATATGCCTTTAGTTTAGATTGGAATGACTATGCTGACCCACAGGCTGCGATTAATTGCGAAGACTATTTTTATGAGTTTAATTTTAATAAAGTTTATACGGTCTCAAACTTTTTGGATAGATTTAAATGGGGATATAATCGGTCAAGACATTTAGGAATTAAAGAAATTGATAGTAATCAATGTAACCAAATAAATAAATTACCGGTAAATGACGGTGTTAGAAACTTTGATTTAATCTTCTTTTTAATGATGTTCCTAATAACCATAGTTTCGTTATTAGTGCCAACTATTTTGGTTATTCTACACGTATTGGCTCTTTTATATCCCATAATAAAATTAATTATTGATTTTATAAGGTCTCTAATAAACTTATTGTATGACTTTTTATGTGCGATATCCTCTATAAAAATTGCGGGATGGAAACCATTTAGTTTTTGGGCAAAATATTGTGAAAAACCTGACTTAGTTCCGTTATCTAATGAGAACCCATTTAAAAGAATTTCTTTACCTATGATGTCTTACCCCGATTGTGAGGCTTGCCCTTGTAAGGATGTACAGTTAGATGCGGGTCAGTCAACTACAGAACTATCATTAATACAAATAAGTAATAGTAATGTTAGTCCATTAGCAAATACAAATTCAGTTGTTTCATATACAAATTTTAGTGTTGGTGATGATGAAAATGTAAATAATGGTTTGAGACAGGCGATTGCTGGATATCAGTTTGTTTCAGGTGCTGACGCTATTGATTTTGTTGACTTAGATCCGAAACTTAGTAAATTACCAATTGCCGAAGTACCAAGACAAGGTGGAGGGTTTAAATATTTAGGATATGATGTAACACTTTCACAATCTTTAAATTTGGCAAATATTAGAGAAAGGTATTTTGAAGGGGTTAATTATGTTAAAACAACAGTAAAAAATACAAACCCTACAACTAACCAAGTTGAGGTTTCAGATCCATTTTATGATTCAATATTAGTGGTCTTATGTGATCCTGGTACAATAACCAATTTACCTGTTGGGAGTTTGTTGTCATTTCATGACCCTAAAAACATAAACGACCCAAATATTACAGGAGGAACCGTTAATCAGTTTAACACACAAAGAATAACGGGATCTACTGATTATGATTTACAAAATTTAGTAACAAAACAAGTAAAATATATAAGTACAGGTGGTACTGAAATAACCGCAAATGTAAAATTATATCTAACAAAAAATGAAGGAGATGAATATAAATTTGTTGCGGGTAATGAGTACTTTCAAGTAATGACTGGTGGTACCGTTTTAAATTATACGGGAATTACAAACGCAGGGGCATCGGAATGTTTAATGAATAAATACATTTTTAACAAAACACAAAGGTTTTGTTATTATGAAACCACAAATGTTGGTGGACAAGAATGTAAAACAGTAACACCACTTAAAGAGTATAGTACTTACGGTGATTTAGAAATTTTATTTTTAGTTAGAGGTGTTGATCCTTACACACAAAAACAAAAGATAAATTATGACCTTTCTAAAATATTTGGATATAGTTTTGGTAATGGACCACAAATAGAGGGTGATTATTATATGAATGTACCAATTCAAAAAAACACAAATAATCCTTTTGCAAATGCAACGTGGAGAAACGATTATAAAACACCACAATCACAAGCAGTTATAAATAATAATTTATCATCGTTATTTCACAGATCATATTCATTTACACCGTCACAGAGTATGTTCACCGCGTTTACTAATAACATCGTTAAATATTATAACTCAACAGATAAGTCAAGGTCAAGTAGCAAGGCTTATAATGATGATTTAACGACACTAGCCTCTTTTACATCACCTGTTGGTGTTTATAGTGATGTTGCGTGTAATGGTAGTGAAATAGGTAAAAGCACTATTGGGTTTCAATATGGACAAAGTATAGTTGTTTGGAATAACCCAACAACGAACACATATACGTGGTTGGGAGGTGCCAGTAGATATGACTTTGCATCAAATGCGGACGGATCAAACCTTATTGGTAATTACGACCCTACTCAAGGAAACTGCACATTTGCTGGTGTACCGCCAAACATTGCTTGTAGTAATGGTAATGTTGGGGCGTGTGAAAATTTTAATAGTAATGGACAAATAATAAAAACAACACCAGGTATGAACTATGGTGATATTTTATATACTAATTATGTATCCCCTGGTCATCCATCTAATATTGTTTTAGTTGGATCAACAAACCCAAATTACCCTAGTTTAGGTTATGGGTGGTATTCTATTTCTTACCAATCAATTGACCCTAACGGAAACGCGACGTGGAATTACTACGTTGCGGTACAAGTTGATAATACTGGTACCGTTTTAGATTATGTAACGTGTTCAGGTGCATGGCAAGGGACAAATCAGGGAGGAACATCACAGACACCTATATGTCAAGTTTCACCACAAGGAAAAATAGAAGGAGGTACGTTATTGGCTGGAGACTCAATACAAGGTACGTCAATGGCGAACAGTTCATCTGCTAGAGCAGATAGAGTATTTTCACCAGCATACCACATAGATTTTACAAATGACGTTACAATTAGTAATCATCAGAGGTTAATTCTTAGAAGTGATAGATTACCAACATCTGACACAACAGAAGTTTCAGGAAACACATCATTTAGTTTACATTTAAATGATAACTTCTCAATGTATTTAATTGGGCCTGATGGTGGTTCTACTGTAGTACCTTCCATTGATTTAGAAGCGACCGATAACACAAATAATGCTCAAGACTTAACCGGAGATACCAGTAATGCGTATACTGACGCAATATTAAACACACTAACGTGTGAGGGTATGGTACCTATTACTTGTTATTCTGGAAGTGGTAATAATTTTGGAGTTGAGACACCATGTACGGATCCTATTGATAATACTTTGGGTCAAAGTACCGATAGTAGAGTTGATGGTGGATGTTATTTCTTTGTTGATAAACCATTAATCGTTTCAATACCTAACGACATTAGATATTTTAGGGAGTGGAGGGCTAGATTTAGGGTGACATACGCCGCGTGTCGCGGAGTATTTTCACAAGTGTTCCAAAATAATTGGTTAAACGGTTCATTATATATGTTTTCTTTTAAGAAACAAACAATATATAACGTAACTGGACAACCAAAAAAATATAAATTTTGTGGAACAAGGGATTCAATATATAGAGAAGGTCAAGGAACTATTTTTTATACAGAAGGGACAACTAACTCATTATTTTATAGATCGGCACCATATAATGGAAATACAGGAAAATTTGTTGGACAAGTACCTGAATATCAACCATTTGGGGTTGTTGGGTATGTTGGTGTACCATTTGGTGCCACTAACGATAGAAATTTATTTTTCCCAACAACAATAATGGATTTAGGTCCAAGAGACTTATATACAAAAGAAATATGTTCTAACCCTAACTTTGAAGGGTATTTAATGAAAAACCTACAAAGTACATCATATAATGATCAAGGTGACGTATTAAATCTTGCAATAATCTCAAGATTTGTTAATAAAAATTATTGGTTACAGGTTTCAGGGTTAGGAGACAAATCGGTTAATAGATTCTTTTCAAGAAGTGGAGATAGATTAGATGGTGATATTACACAGATGTTTAGTATAAATTCGGAATTTGGAGTTGTTCCATTTGGTGATGAAGAATATGATGATAATGACTTATATGTACAAGGAGGAAACTTTAATAGTATGTTTGGTATTTTCTTTTCATCTGACACTACTAGTCGAAACATACTTTCTCCAGGTATACAAACTTTTTCACTAACACCACCACTATTTAATTATTTTGGGTATTCTAAAACTCAAGAAGTCCCTATGTATAAATGGACATCAAGTTCTACTGCAGGACAACAAACAATATTTGGTACCGACAATAATGAATGGGATACTAACGTTACTAACAACGCTTTTTATTCTCAAAAGTATCAATCAATGAGTTTCCAATATGCACCAACAACACCATATTTTAACGTAACACCAACAGGACAAAAAGGTTATATTTTTAATTCAGACTTTAATGGTAATAATGATCCAAATTGGACGGGTACTATACAAACACCTGAAAGTTTTGTTGTAGGAGCACCATTCCATTTTTATTTTGGTTTATACAAGGGTAAAACCGCTCTTAATAAATTTATAACAAACTACATAGGAGAATAAAATGTCAAAAGAAGACGAAAAAAGAATAGTATTAGGATCAAAAAGATTTGTAACAAGTACTGATAGGTCAGTATGGATACAAGTGCCTCTAGCTGGTGAAAGAAGAACTATGGTTGAGGGTGACAGAAACATATTAGTTAACCAATTAGAACAATTCAACACAGAAAGACAAGAGAGTAGTAAGTTTAGATTTTCTGGAAAAATTGTTAATTTATTTCAAAATACAATTAGTGGATCAACTCAGTATGATCCATCCCTCCTCT